AGTAATTGTTTGCGTAGCAAAACCGGAAGTTCTTAAAGTCCAAGTGATTGCATCTGTTGAAGTATTTAATCTTCCACTATCACCAGCAGCAACATAAGTATTATCTTGAAAAAGAAAAGTTCTAACTATATTTGAAAACCCAGAAGTTCTTAAAGTCCAATAAAGAGCATTCTCACTTGAACCTCCTCCACCTCCTCCACCATTACCATAAGATAATCCAGAAATATTAGGAGCAATTCTTCCAGTAATATCAATACTAGAGTTTGCGTTAGTGTTTGCATAATAATTAATCGTTCCTCCAGCACCACCAATACTCACACCACCAGAAGAACTATAAGCACCTCCTCCACCACCAGAAGTTTGGAAAGAAGCAGTTGTGGTTGGTGCTGAAAATCCAAAAACTGATGATACTCTTCCAGCAACACCAGCAGCACCAGCAGATGCTTGAAGATAATTTGTGGTTGTTGCTGGTACTGTTCCTCCAGATCCACCTAATGCAAGTCCAGTATTGGTTCCAGGACTTCCACCATTCGCAGTTATACTATAAGTTCCTCCAGGTCCAGTCCAAGATACTGTGGTTCCAGCACCAGCAGTTCCAGCAGTTCCACCAGCACCAACATCTACGGTTAATGAAGAACCTGTGATTTGGTCCTTAGAAATTATCCATGATGCTAATGCACCTCCACCACCTCCACCACCTGAGAATCCTGTTGTGGTGTTTGGTGATACTGTGAGAGTTCCTGATGTTCCTCCCGCAACATAAGTATTGTTTGCGTAAGTAAGAGCATTAAGTGAACTACCAGTACCAGAAGTTCTTAAAGTCCAGGTGATCGTGTCTGTGGATGATGCAAAAATTCCAGACTGTCCTGCTACATAATAATTAGAATCTACATAAGCAAAACTTAGAGCAAGAATAGAAGAAAATGGTGAAGTTCTTGCGTTCCATTGAATTGCATCGGTCGAAACAATCAAAGGTCCATTAGACACACTAGCAATAAATATATCATTTACATAAGTAACATCAAAAGCAGGATTAGAAAATCCAATGGTTCTTAAAGTCCAAGTGATTGCATCTGTTGAGGTATTTAATCTGCTACTATTATCACAAAAAACATAAATATTGTTTCCAAAGGTGAGACCAATAACACTACTTCCACCAAAACTAGCAGTTCTTAAAGTCCACTGAATCGCATCTGTTGAGGTATTCAAAACTCCACTAGCACCACCAGCAACATAAGTATTATTTCCAAAAGTAAGAGCATTAATAGCATTAGTAGCAAAACCAGAAGTTCTTAATGCCCAAATGCTTGCTGATACATAAGAACTTCCATCAGTATTTCCACTTGCTCCTCCACCACCTGCACCTGTTGCTTCTATCAGTAACTCTTTTGCTTGTGACGGTAAATTAAAAGTATAAGACCCTGCCATAGCATATTCTTGACTTGCCTGTATTGGTTCCCACGATATTGTACTTCCATCCGTAAAGAGAAACTCATTCTCATTTCCATAAATGCTTGGAACTGATCCACCTAGTTTATTATCAACATACTCTTTGTAAGCAGCATCAGTGCCACTTGTTGCCGTGGAAACTCCAGTGATTGAACTTAGACCTACAACAACTGGCATATCAACCTTCTCCTAGTCTTCTTTCCAGTTCATCAATTCTTTGATTTTGTTCTTTGATTGCTTCAATTAAGAGACCTACTAAATTCGCATAAGCAACTGACTTAGTTTCATAATCAGGTGCTGGTTGTTTTGGATAAACAACATCAGGAATAATCTTTTCAACTTCTTGTGCAATCACACCGATTTGATGATCTCCAGTATCTATACGATCAAACTCTACACCTCTCAAAGACAAAACCTTATCCAGTGCATTATCTATAGTTTTAATATTTGTTTTCAGTTTTTCGTCAGAGTTTGCTGTGACCGTACCACCAGCAACTAAGTTTCCTGTCGATGGATTAAATGTGAGTTTTGTAGATGATACATTTGCTCCAGTGATTGTTCCTGAAGTTGCATCATCAAATAAAACATATCTGGTTGCGTTTGTTGAAGTATCATCTGTTATTGATAAACCAGCAGAAATACCTGATAGTTGAGAACCATCACCATAATAAGTCACAACACCAGAGGTTGCTGTTACGATACCCGATGATATTCTTACAGTTCCTAGTGTTGAAATTCCAGAGACATTAAGTTGTGTAAGAGATCCAGTACCACCACTTACACTTGTAGATACTCCTGCTGTAGTTGCATAAGTAGCACTAGAAGCATTACCACTGATACTAATATTATAAGTACCAGTTAATCTAGCACTGTTAATAGTTCCAGTGGTAATGTTTGCAGCATCGGTTAAGTTATAAGAAGTTGTGGCAAAGGATGCTGTAGAAGCAGTACCAGTTAAGTTAGCAGTAATTGTTCCTGCACTAAAGTTTCCAGAAGCATCACGAGCAACAATTGTAGATGCTGTATTAGCATTGGTTGCAGTTGTAGCACTATTAGATACTTTACCAGCAGTGCTTATGGTTGCTAATTTAGTATCAACAATACCAGCAGACGCATTGATATCATCATTAACAATTACACCAGAAGCAATTGAAGTTGCAGTTCCATTAGAAGTTATATCACCAGTAAGGTTTGGTATATTAGTTGTAGAGGTAGCAGTACCAGTTAATGATGCTGTAATAGTACCAGCACTAAAGTTTCCTGACGAATCTCTAGCGACAACTTGACTAGCAGTGTTTGCTGATGTTGCTGCAACACCTATAGTAAGTGATGCACCCTCACTTCCTCCATCAGCACCAGTAATATAAGAACCATTAGTAACAGAAGCAACATAGTTTCCAGTAGTATCAGATCCAAGAGCAACAGAGTTTGGTTGAATGGTTGCTGCTAATGATACGTTACCTGTTCCATTAAAACTAATTGGTGATGCTATAATGTCTCCAGTTATTTCAAAAGTTCTAGAGTTTTGTAGTGCGGTTGCTACTCCAGCATTAGAAGCATAAGTTGCACTTGAAGCATTACCACTAAAACTTGTTGCAGTAACAACACCAGTAAACTTAGCATCACCAACAACATCAAGTTTTGATGTTGGTCTTGCTGAACCAATACCAAGATTAGTTCCAGTATTAATTGAAACCGTTCCAATACCTGCAGTTGGACCAATATTGATTTGAGTAAAGGAACCAGAAAGACCACCAGTACCAAAGTTAATTGTCTTGGTTGTTCCTACTCCAGAAGCACCTGCTTGAATATCAGTTTGTTGTGATGTTGTTGCTCTTCCTAATGTAATTGTACCAGTTCCAGAAGTTCCACCAAACGTTAACGTTCCTGATGTTTGGTTAGATCCAAAAACATGAGTTCCTGTTGATGAACCAGTTAATGAAAGTGTCCCTATAGCAGATATTGTATCGTTAAAATTTTGTTGTGCTCCAAATGTTTGAGATAAATTAAGAACTGCTACTGTATCAGTTATAGTAATTACAGGTAGGTTGAGAATTCTATTGGCAGTAATTGCACCACCAGTAATTGAATATTCAAAAGTATTTGCTGGGTTTCTTATCTTGAGTCCTGATGATAAGAAGGTTCCTACACCAGTTACATTCAGGTTATTGGTTGTTATGACACCAGAAGCATTAACATTTCTAACAACTGCTAGATCATTCTCAGTGAATTGAACATTTCCAGCAGCAAGACGAGTTCCTGTTGGGAATTGTGTTGAACCAATACCTACGGCATAATTACTCAACCAGGCATCAGTTCCAAGTCCGGCAAACTCACCTGCTTTAAACCACATAATTTTCTTATATGTGGCAGGGTTTGTCTCAATACCAGCAATGAATAACTGAACTAATGGATTACCTTCAGTAGAAGCAATGGCAATACCACCATGATTTGCAGTAGTATCATTAGAAATATCATTACCATTACCATCAGTTCTATAACCAAGAACAATATCAGGATCGTAAATATTTAATGTTTGTGAGAAAATGGTAGCAGAAGTGCCACCAATTGTAATATTACCATTAACATTTAAGTTACGATTAACTTGAAGGTCTCTGGTAACTGTTACATCTTGAGGAGCAGTAAATTGGTTTGGAACACTTAGAGTTGGTGTTGAACTTTCTCCAGTTCCACCAGTAACCGTAATCTGGTTTGCAGTTCCAGTAATTGACTGAACATAATCACCTGTCGTATCTGTACCAAGAGCAACACTATTAGGTTGAATTGTTGCTGCTAATGATACATTTCCAGTTCCATCAAAACTAATAGGAGACGCTACAATATCACCAGTAATTTCAAATGTTCTAGAGTTTTGCAGTGCAGTTGCTACTCCTGCTGTTGAAGCATAAGTCGATATACCTGCTGATGTTGCATAAGTTGATATACCTGCTGATGATGCATAAGTTGCTATACCACTAGAAGTTGCATAAGTAGCAACACCAGCATTTGCAACATAATCTAAAAATGTAACAGTTGCTATACCAGCAGTCGAAGCAACAGAAACGATATTTCCAACAAAGTTTAATTGTGATACACTGTTAGCACCACCAACTATAGTCCCCTCATCTCTAATAGTTAGTCCAGTAATAGCACCAGCAGGGGCAGCAGTAACCCAAGAAGGTGCGTTACCAACACCATTTGATTGGAGAATAGTTCCAGAAGAACCATTTGCTAGGAATGTTGTTGTATCTGGTGCAGACTGATATGGAATGTTACCAGCAAGACCACCTTTAAGATTGGTTGATAGTCCAGCATTAGTTGCATAAGTTGCAATACCAGCATTATCAACATAAGTTATAATACCACTTGCAGTAACTGTTATTGTCGAAATACCATTAACAGCATTTGAAACTGATACCGTAGCACCAGAAAAATTGAGAGTAGTAACTGATGTTCCTACTGTGCTACCTTGATCTTGAACTGCAATGCCTGAAATAATATTAGATAATTTAGATCCATCACCATAATAAGTTACAACTCCAGAAGTTGCAGTTACAATACCTGATGAAATCTTAACAGTTCCTAAAGTTGATATTCCCCCAACTGAAAGACTAATGTTATCAGAACATTGTATTGATTTTATTTCAACAAGTCCACTGGAATTAACTTTAAACGAACTTGTTGCAATACCAACAGAGTAATTTCCCTCAGTAGCAATTCCAATAAAGTTGGAATTTTCATTTACTTGTATATTAGATGCTAATTGAGAGAACTCTCTATTATTAGACATTTTATATTTTTACCTTTATAAGTATTTATTAAGTGACCAAAACAGTGCTCAATACACCAGCATCACTTACAATTAAACGATATTTGGTTCCGTTAGAAGAAGTAAGAATGACACCTTGTGATGTATCAATACCAACTCTAGCATCTCCAATTACATGAAGTTTTGATGTTGGATTTGTGGTTCCAATACCAACTAAACCAGCAATAGTTGTGGTAATGACTGTTCCACCAGTTCCTACATTTAATCTTCCTGTTGTTGTAACTCCAGAAACACTTAATCCACCTGTTATAGTTACACCATATCCAGTTGTAGTTAGTTTTTCAGATTGATTATGATATAAAGAAGTTTCTGCACCTATTTTAACTTTAAAAGCATATTGAGAAGAATCAGCAGGATATGCTAATGGATCATATGCAACGACAAATTCACGATTATTACCAAGTAAAAACTGACGATCTGTAGCAGTTTTTATAAGTTCAAGAACATAATCTGTTCCAGAAGTTACATCATATGCAAGAAGTTGATAAAGATTTGAAGCAGAATTTACGGCAGCAATTGTTATTTGTGGATTACTAAAAACTGATGACCCACCAACAAATGATAAAGTTTTAGTATCTAATACACCTATATTTCCAACAGATGTGATGTCACCCGTTATATCTAAATCCCCATCAAGATAAGTATTACCACGAACATCAAGTTTTGATGTTGGATTTGTGGTTCCTATGCCGACCAAACCAGAAGCAGTTGTGGTGATGACTGTTCCACCAGTTCCTACATTTAGATTACCATAAACAGTTACACCAACACCAGAAGTTTCAAACTTTTTAGATTTACTATGGAATAAAGAAGTTGACCCATTTAATATAACGACAAATGCTTCATTTGCAGCACTAAAATTAGATGCTCTAGTTGAATCTAAAGAAGTTCTATCTCCAACGGAAAATGCAGTAGCAGAATTGTCTAGTGCAATTGCATAAGATCCATTATCTATATCTTGTCTAACATACCCATAAAGAGCAGATGCATTTGCATATGTTGCGCGTAATTGATAAAACGGAGAAGCTTGTGTTGGATTTGCTATTGCTATTTTTGGATATCCACCAATAGTTTTATCGGCAACAAACGCAACATCAGGTATATTTGATAAAGAAGACCAATTTAACGTTGTATTAATCCCAATAGAAACTCTAGATTCATTTAAAGGATTAAAATAAATTACATCATTATTTCCAGAATCTCTTTCAGCAGTAATTGATACTGCACCACCAACAGTAATAGCACCACGAACATCGAGTATTGATCTTGGATTTGTGGTTCCAATACCGACCAAACCAGAAGCAGTTGTGGTGATGACTGTTCCACCAGTTCCTACATTAAGAGTAGTAGTAGATGTTAAACCAGTTACACTTACACCAGATTGAGTAGTAGTTAGTTTTTCAGATTGATTATAATATAAAGAAGTTTCTGCATCTATATCTATTTTAAAAGAATAAGTGCTTCCACCTAAAAGTCCAGCACCTTTTAGTCCAATAATAAATTCCGAATCACTATCAAGTGCTGTAAAATAGTCTGTAGAATTTGCTAACTGTTGATAGACTCTATCATTACCAGTATCTTGCCAGGCATATAATGCATATAGAGATCCTCCACTAGGATATTCAATGTTTATGGCGGGATAGTTACCACCAATAGTACCATTTGGTCTTCCTGTTATACTTAATGTTCCTGTTGTACTAACTAAATCTATGTCATTAGTAGCACGTACCCGACCAATAACATCTAATTTATATGATGTATCTGTAGTTCCTATACCAAGATTACCACTAACATAAGCACCACCAGTTACTTGAAGTCGTTGCGATGCAGTTCCTGTTGAGGTTGCTGAACCAATCAATACTGGTCCATTGGAGAACGTTGAAATTCCAGTGACTTGAAGTTGTGTAATGGAACCGATGCCACCAATAACTGATGTGGAAACACCTGCTGTTGAAGCATTACCACTTATATCAATATTATAAGTACCAGACAATCTAGCACTATTAATAGTTCCAGTTGTGATGTTTGCAGCATCACTTAAGTTAAATGCCGTTGTAGCAAATGATGCTGTAGAAGCAGTACCAGTTAAAGATGCTGTGATCGTTCCTGCACTAAAGTTTCCAGAAGCATCACGAGCAACAATTGTGCTAGATGTATTGTTGCTAGTTGCATTACTTGTAACAGTAAATGTTGTAGCACCAGAGTTATTATATGTTGCAGAACCAGATAGTCCAGTGCCAGATGTATTAAGAGTTAATGTATTTGCAAGAGTTCCAGTTATAATACCAGAAGCATTAATGTTTCTTACAACTGCTAAATCATTCTCAGTGAATTGAACTGAACCAGCAGCAAGACGAGTTCCTGTTGGGAATTGTGTTGAACCAATACCTACGGCATAATTACTCAACCAGGCATCAGTATTCAATCCAGCAAACTCACCTGCCTTAAACCACATAATCTTCTTATATGTGGATGGAGTAGTTTCAATGCCAGCAATAAAGAGTTGAACCAGTGGATTACCTTCTGTTGATGCAACAGCAATACCACCATGATTTGCAGTAGTATCATTAGAAACATCATTACCACTACCATCAGTCCTAAAACCAAGAACGAGGTCTGGATCTGCTACTTTAAGTTCTGTTGTAAATAATGTTGCTGCAGTTCCACCAATTGTGATGTTACCATTAACATTTAAGTTACGATTGACTTGGAGATCTCTTATAACTGTAACATCTTGAGGGGCAGTGAATTGATTTGGAACACTTAGAGTTGGTGTTGAACTTTCTCCAGTTCCACCAGTAACAGTAATTTGGTTAGAAGTGCCGCTAATTGACTGAACATAATCACCAGTTGTATCGGATCCAAGAGCGACTGAATTGGGTTGGATAGTTGCTGCTAAAGATACGTTACCCGTTCCATCAAAACTGACTGGTGATGCAACAACATCACCGGTGATTTCAAATGTTCTTGAATTTTCTAATTTTGTTGCAGTAGATATTGTACCGGTAACTGCTCCAGTAAATGTCGAAACACCAGAAACATTTAGTTGTTGTGTTGTGAGATTAGTAGTGCTTGTAACTCCAAGAGTCGTAATTCCAGAAACATTTAGTTGTTGTGTTGTGAGATTAGTAGTGCTTGTAACTCCAAGAGTCGTAATTCCAGAAACACGCAAGTTTCCACCACCAGTTGCAAACACACCAGTATTACCAGATCCTACATTAAGATTATTTGATACTGAAGCAGTACTAATTGAAATTGTATCTCCAGCAACAGAACCACTAATACTAATATTATAATTTCCAGATAGTCTATCTGCACTTATTGTCCCAGTTGTAATATTAGCAGCATTCGATAAATTATTTGCAGTTGTTGCTGTTCCAGCAAAAGTTGGGGCAGTAATCGTTCCAGAGGACTTAACTGTTCCTTGAATGTCTAATGTTGCAGTTGGAGATGTACTGTTAATGCCTACTTTACCACCTATATCGGCAGTAAAAACAGTTCCACCAACTCCAACTTGTAAACCGTTTTTAACTCTAAAATCTTGATTCGTCAAGGTTCACTATCCCCTTTGATGAAATGCTTTTTTATTATTTATCAGTAAGTCTTATTTGCAGTAAAGTTTACAACATAATTTGTTGTTGTTGCAGTTGATGTGGTTGCACGTAAACGAATATAACCACCAGAAACATCAGAAGTATATGATGCAACTGAAGAATTATTAAATACAGTTCCATACTCTGTCATGTAAGCAGTTGTTCCAGAAGAAACAACTATAATTTTAGTAAAGTGATAGTTAGTTCCTTGAGTTGCCTGTACAGAGTATTCTACAGAACGATAGATAGATGCGGATAATTGATCATAAAGAGTAATTGTAGATGTAGTATTTCCAATGCCAGTAATGGTATTGGAATAAGACATTGTATTTGCAAAACCCGCATTTGCAGTTACAATATTCGTAACAGTTACATTATCAGGAAGTCCAACAGTAATGCTGTTACCAGAACCTACTGCAGTAATTTCATTTGGGGTTCCAGCAATCGTTAATGTCTCACTATCCAGATCAATTGAAAGTGCTCCACCACTATCACCTTGAACACTTAATGCTTGAGCAGTAATCTGAGCATCCACATAAGTCTTAATTGCCTTTGCAGAAGCAAGAGTATCATCAGATCCAGACACTGAATTTAAATCAGTATCAACAGAAGTAACTGCAGCAGAAGTTCCAATGATTAGTTGAGCAAGAGTTGTGATTCCTGTTACTCTCAAATTACCATCAGCGGTTGCTCTTACAAAAGTTGTTGCAGATCCAATTGGACCAACTACAAGATTGTTTGTAACTGTTGCAGTAGAAACTGATATGGTATCTCCAGCAACGGAACCACTGATACTAATATCATAATTTCCACTTAATCTTGCAGATGGAACTATTCCTGAAGAAAGATTAGACGCATTTAAGTTTAATAAATTAGATCCATCACCATAATAAGTTACAACCCCAGAATTTGCAGTAACAATACCAGATAATATTTTAACATTTCCTAATGTAGAAACACCAGATACATATACATCTCCTCTAACATCTAGTTTTGCAACTGGAACAGTTGTTCCAATACCAACTCTAGATGTGTCGTAATCAAAATTAAATTCATTTGATCCACCAAGAACTCCAGCGGCATTATGAAACTGAACATTTTTCTTATTTCCACCACCAGTTGAGACTCCTGCGGTTGGAACATTTCCCCAAACCCATCCACCTAAACCATCAGAAAGAGGAACTTGCTGATTAGAACCAGAGGAATTTGTAGTATCATATAGACCACCACGAATTCTTGCATCACCAGCAACATCAAGAAGTTGTGATGGAACACTTACACCAATACCAACATTATCTGTAATATTATAGATATTTCCAACTTCATCACCATTCCAATAATCAAGGATTGCTCTGGTAGAAACACTATCAGTACTAAATGCTACTACCTGTAAAGTGTCTCCAGAAGAGGCAGAAACGTTTAAAACTATCGATGTTCCACTTGTTCCTACATAATCAGTACTTGCAAGTTTTACACCGTTCAGGAAAACATCAACTAATCCAGGTGTATATGTAACATTGAAGTTTGTTTGCCCAGCACCTGCAGTAATTTCTGTTGATTGTCTCAGTGCAGAATTAGTAACCCAATTAAGGTTTCCATTTCCATCTGTTTTTAAAACTGCACCATTTACACCATCATAATCTGGGAAAGTATATTCACTAGAACCAGTTCCTACAGTTAAATATCTTGTTGATGTATAACCAGTTGCATGAACACTACCAATAATGTCAAGTGTATAAGATGGAAGAGTTGTCCCAACACCAACCCTATTTCCAGAAGCATCAACAAATAGAGTTCCATTATCAAAATTGGCATTTCCTCCAGTAACTGCAATTCCTGCCTTTACATCAACTGGATTGTTTATGAACGTGGCAATACCAGAAACATAAAGATTAGTAGTTGCTACACTAACAAAATTACCCTGTTCGGAAGTTATACTATCTTCTACATTAGATCCATTAACAATTAGTGTTCCACCAATATTAACATTTCCTCGAACATCTACGATATATCCAGATAATGGTGTAAACGCAGTTGTTCCAATGCCAATGGCAGAAGTTCCATCAAGAAGAACTGTAATATCATCTCTGAATGTAGATCCAGAACTTACATGTAATGTTTGAGTTGTTGTAAGACCAGAAACATTCAATCTCCCTGTAGTAGAAGCAACAGAAACATTAAGAGTATCAAGTTCAGTGTGCCCAATAACATCTAATTTAGCGGTTGGATTTGTAGTTCCTACACCAACATTAGTATTTGAAGTTACAACAAATGTCTGCCCAACTTGGAATTGTTGGACTGGATTTGTAGTTCCTACACCAACATTATTTGCAAGATATACAAACGATCCAACCGTTTGTATTTGATTACCCATCAGAACATCATTATCTGACTGGTAATAAAGAACTATTGGTGTAGTTTTAGTAACTACAATTTCTGTATATGCACCAGAGTTTCCTGGAGTTCCACTAGATGTTACTCCATCAGTATATTCTTGATTCTTATTTGCATCAAGATAAAATCTTAAACGATGGTTTGTGTTTGAAGCATCAGACTGATCGAACCTATATGTTTTTCCAGGAATAAACTGAAGATATGGCGATTCATCTCCATCAAAATAATACCCAAGTGCTGAACCACTTCCACTATACTTATGATTTGAAGTTTTATTCTCTGAGGTTACAGTAATTGATGTATGAGTATTTCTGTTTAATTCTCCAAAATATTGAGAAGCAACTTGTTTTGAAGTTAGACTTCCAGTTATTGTTCCATTTCTTGCGGTAAATTCATCAAATACTAAATCATCGATAACATATAAATCTCCACCAACATATAAATCTCCACCAGTTGTAGTAATACCACCTGCAGAAGCAAGTGTAGTAATTCCAGAAACATTTAATGTAGTAACTGATGCTATTCCACCAATAACATTTGTAGAAATACCAGCATTGATGGCATATGTTGCTGCATCAGCATAATCAGAAGTTGCTGCATTGCCAATTATATCAATATTATAAGTTCCAGATAGTCTGGCACTGTTAATAGTTCCAGTAGTGATGTTTGCAGCATTAGTTAAGTTGTAAGCAGTCGTAGCGAATGATGCTGTAGAAGCAGTACCAATTAAGTTTGCGGTTATTGTTCCTGCACTAAAGTTTCCTGAAGCATCACGAGCAACTATTGTACTGGGTGTGTTGTTACTAGTCGCATTGCTGGTAACAGTGAAAGTTGTCGCACCAGAGTTATTATAAGTCGCAACTCCAGAAAGACCAGTTCCAGAAGTATTAAGAGTAAGATTATTTGCAAGGGTTCCAGTTATAATACCAGAAGCATTGATATTTCTTACAACTGCTAAGTCTCTCTCAGTAATTTGGACTGCCCCTGCAGCAAGTCTTGTACCTGATGGAAATTGAGTACTACCAATACCAATAGCATAATTACTCAACCAGGCATCGGTATTGAGTCCAGCAAAAGACCCTGCCTTAAACCACATAAACTTCTTATATGTGGCAGGTAGTGTCTCAATACCAGCAATATTAAGATTTACAAGAGGATTACCTTCTGTAGATGCAACAGCAATACCACCATGATTTGCGGTAGTGTCATTAGAAATATCTTGGTTTGAAGCATTTGTAGTAAAACCGAGAACAATATCTGCGTCAGAGACGCTAAAATTCTCTACAAGAATAAAACCTGATGTGCCACCAACTGTAATATTACCAGTGACATTTAAGTTATTATTGACTTGTAAATCATTTCCAACTGTTACGTTTCCAGGTAATGTTGGATTTGAAGCAATCGATATAACAGGTGTAGATCCCTCTCCTGTTCCACCAGTAACTGTAATTTGTGCTACAGTCCCAGAAACCGACTGCACATAATCACCAGTAGTATCAGATCCAAGAGCAACAGAGTTTGGTTGGATTGTTGCTGCTAATGATACATTTCCAGTTCCATTAAAACTAATGGGAGACGCTACAATATCACCAGTAATTTCAAATGTTCTTGCAGTTTCTAATTTTGTTGCAGTTGAAATAGTTCCAGTGATTGAATTTATAAAAGTAGAAACACCAGAAACATAAAGTTGTTGAGATGTTAAGTTTGTAGTACTTGTAACCCCAAGAGTACTAATACCCGTACTATTAATATTCGTTATGGATGAATTAGTACTATTAAAAGTGGTGATAGTACCGATACCAGAAGTGTTTAGATTGGTATTAGTTAAGTAATCAATAGTACCTGTGGTGGTATCTAATGTTGTTATTGTGCCAATACCACTATAAGAAATATTAGTACCTGATAAGTAGTCAATAGTACCAGTTGTGGTATCTAAGGTTTCAATAGTACCAATACCAGTGAGGTTAATATTTCTTGCAGTGAACTCATCAAATCTTAAATCATCGGCAACATACAAGTCTCCACCAACATATAAGTCTCCACCAGTTGTAGTAATTCCACCATTTGCAGCGAGAGTAGAAATACCTGAAACATAAAGTTGTGCAAAAGAAGATGCTGCACTTACATTAAGATTTGAAGCAGTAATAACACCAGTAAAATATCCATCACCAACAACATACAATTTTGATGTCGGTACAGTTGTGCCTATACCAACATTATTATTCAAATTAATTCTTATTGCATCTTCACCATTTGCACCAAGACCAAGTTGAACAGATCCAGCAGCACGAATATTAGAAACTAAATTTGAGTGACTAAAGATTAAGTCACCCTGCCCACCACTTACAAAACGAACACCTCCACCATTACCATTACCATCAACTTCTAACTTATAAAATGTACTAATACCAGATGGACCAAGACCAATTGCAACTCTACCATCCGTCGTAACTGCAAAAGGTGTGGTATCTGGATTTGCACTATCTTCTACAATTAAAGCAGGACCAGTACCAATTTGACTAATTCTAACAAGTTCCCCAGAACTTTCACCACTAAAAACAGCAGATCCAATAACCTCTAGAGAAGTTAAATTTTCACTATAAGATGATATACCAACTTTAAGATTTTTTTGTCTGCCGCTAACGTATTTTGCCATTTTAGTTAAGTGTTTCTAGAATGCTTCCTAAAAATTTAATATCAGTTTCACTACTTGCAGATAATACAAGAACATCACCGGACTCAAGAACTAATTTACCTGCAAGAAGATTTGCAGTATCACTTGCCGATATTGGATAATTTTTTAAAATTTCTGTAGTCACTGCAATTCCTGCAACTGACCTTTTATGAGAAAAAGAAATTGTTTGAGTATTATTTCCAATATTTGCTGCCTGTGCTAAAAGGACAACTCCGGTATATCCAACTGGTGCGGTGTAGATTCCAACTGGACTTGTTGGAGCAATTTTAGTAACTGTTTTAAATACGTTAAGTGCTAATGCCATTTTTTTATTCTCCCCCTAATGCGAGTATAAATGGTGTCATTGTTGAAAACAAACTCTTAGAATAAAATCTACCCGAAATTGTCCCAGTTTGCTGGTCAATTTGCACACCTTCACCAATTCTAAAATTACCAGATTGATCGGTACTTGTATAAACAACTAGACCACCATTTCTCATATCAACTTCATTATCTTGAATTGGAACACCACCTTGAGCAGGAAGAGCAGCATTAATATTTGTACCAGAACCAATATATTCAAAAGAATGTCCAGATGCCAATACTCTACTTTGTTTAAAGAATGGCACTGTTGATCCAACACCAACAGCATAAGGAACATTCTCAGTCACAGTAATTGTACAAATTCCAGAGGAAATTGGAGTAGAACTTAAGATTGAATAATAAGTTGGAAGTAATTGTAAAGTAACTATTGCTGTATTTATCCCAACATCAGGTGATGAAATAGTAATATTCGGTGTTGTTGTATACCCCCTTCCACTTGAAACAATTTCAACAGAAGTCACAGAACCATTCACAACTTCTGCAACTGCTGTTGCCTGAACTCCCCAATCAGTTAATGGAGAATCAATTGTAATAATTGGTGTATTTGTATATCCAGTACCTCCAGACCCAACTATAATCTTATTAACAGTGTAATATAAATTATCAAAATAAACAACCTGACCATCAAAAGGTCTTACGACATTAATTTTAACAGTACCACCAGAAACATAAGTATGAGGAAGAGTTGATGGACCAACATTAACTACAAGTTGATTTGCTGCTGGAACTGACTGAACTTCAAACACATAACCAAAATTTCCACTTGGATATGTTACAATGCCAGGACCAGAAGGACAGGTAAATCCAAGACCTGCAATCGTCACTCCCATTCCAACACTGAAGTTATGATTTGCTGAAGTCGTAATTGTTGTTACACCACTGACATTATCATAAACTGCATTTGATACATTATAAGTTGACACGTTCAAATCTAAAACAAAAGTATCACTATTTGCTTCTGCAGCAGTTGTTACAATCCCAGTATACTTTTTTGGTCCAATACCATCAGAAACTAAACCATAATTACCAAAGGAAGCGTTGGAGTTTGTTAAGTCACAAGCACCACCAGATCCACAGAAGACCGCAGTATCTGGACAGATTGTAAAAAGTGAAACTAACTGTGCGTATCCTTCATTTGTAATTGAGACTCCAATACCACCTTGATTGTATTGTGTATAGGAGTCAAGAACCATTGACTTGGTTGGTCCAACAGAATATCTACCATCAACTTTCATTCCGATGCTATTTGGAATGAAGTTAGTGCAATTCTGAATATAAGGTGATTGGTCGTTATAAACTGGTTTATTTGGATTGAAAGCAAAAATGGCACCTGTATTTGCAGATCCTACGAATGCGATCTCAGCAATGTAGTTTCCGACACCAACATAAAAGAGGTCTCCTTGATTTTGTGGAGTAACAGAGACTTCTCTTAAACTATCACCAACAATGCTAACTTGATTTGGTATTTGAATAGGATTATTTTCTACATAAGATCCAGCACTAACTCTAATAACGGAACCTGCTGAGGCGATTCCGACTGCTGCTGCGATGGTTGCTTTTGCGTCTCCGAGTTTGAGTCCTGTGTTGGAGTCGTTTCCGTCTTTTGTGACATAGATTACATTAGTTACCGTTGCACCTGCACCGATACGAATAATATCTGTACCAATTCCTGGACGCTCTCTCTTTGCAGTGAGTTCACCATCATAAGTATTATAGGCTAATTCAGCACTTAAGAGTTGGTCTACTGTAGGTCTTTTACCAGGAACAGCAGAGCGTTTAATCCTGATCGGAGTTGACATTTATCGCATTCGGTATTTACCAAAGAAACAGTATATACTGTCTTTGATATATTTATTCAAGTTAGATTATTCCTTCTTGGGCGATATTTGAATAAGTTAACAGGAGGATCTGGTTTCATCCATTCTTCTATTTTTTCAACCCTTTCTTCACTATAAAAATCTTGTTGAACATACCACAGTTTCCAGTACTCATGTCCCTTTGATTGATTACAAGAATGACAGCAACAGATTACATTCTTTGTAAAGTCCATTCCTCCTTTTGACTGTGGAACAATATGATCAATTGTGAGATTTTCTTCTGAACCACAATAGGCACATTGATGATTCCAACTTTCTTTTATGTTTTGTCTCCACATTCGTTTCGCCTCCCCAGAACTTGTTGTATGTAAATGAAACAAGTACTCTGAAGGTGAATGAAGAGGAACCATAAAAACTTCCTTTTTCTTTTATTTATTTCCAGTTTTTATAACTTCAATTAATTCTCTTAAAGTTATAAAAATATAATCAAACTCATCATAAACACTAATATCTTTGTCTCTTTCAAAAAAATGAATGATTTTCTTTATCATACTATCACAGGTTCTGCTTGTCTATCAGGAAGTTTGATTTGTGGTAATTGTCCAGGTACATTACCAATTGGATCATCTACTCTCCAAGAACCACCAACACCATCATCCATATTCACTACAATCTCATTAGTTGGCAATGCCTTAGGAATTTCAACATCAATCACTTGGTCCATCAGTATCTTGTTTTTTATAATTTCACGAGTTTGTACGTCTAGATGCAACATCATTATTGCATCTTCAAAATTACCACAATCACAAATTTTTTTATGAGTTCTTTTTTCTCTTACTGTAAAATATTCTTCATGATATTTTTTCATCTTTCTTATCCTTTTCTTTATTATAAGATACTTTAGGTTTCCTGTAAAGACCTGGCCAAGTATCACGAATAATCTCGGCCAGTTTATAAGGTGTTTCTGAACTTATCACCTTACACTATGCCCCCCAAACATGTACCTCATACCATTCAGAATTTTTGCTCCGAAGGTTCCAAGATTTCGAGAGTTAAATCGTTCATAAAGAGCAGTGGTGATGACCGGGGCAGGTACTCCCAGGTCCACTGCGGCATTGACCGTCCATCGACCCTCACCGCTGTCTGAGACCCCTCCAGAGAACTGCTCCAGTCCACCATTGTTGCGTAGCACATCAGCAGTGAGGTCCAGCAACCAACTGCTAACAACGCTTCCACGGCGCCATAACTCAGCAACCTCAGAGACATCAATATCATAACAATAAGATTCTGGGTCGGACATTGGAGCAACCTCTGCATCACCTTCTCTGACATATTGAGCACCAGCATTAGCACTCTTAAGAATGTTAAATCCTTCTGCATATGCCTGCATCATGCCGTACTCAATGCCATTATGTACCATCTTGACAAAGTGTCCTGCACCTGGACCACCGCAATGCAACCAACCGTGTTCTGCTGATGTTACACCATCTTCAGGGTCGGTTCGTGGGCAAGAATGAATGTCTGGAGCAAGTGCAGAGAAGATTTTAGAGCAAGTTGAAACCGCAGTGGTTTCACCTCCAACCATAAGACAATAACCACGTTCAAGACCATAAACTCCACCAGAAGTACCACAGTCAATATATTGAATACCTAGTTTTGCAAGACGTTCTGCTCGTTTGCGACTATCTTTGAAGTTACTGTTTCCGTGGTCAATGATAATATCACCCTCATCACAGTAAAGTAGAAGTTCTTCAATCGTTTCTTCTACAGTTTCTGCTGGAACCACCATTTGGAAGATTCCAGGGTGATTGTTACCTTTAACTATCTTAACAAGGTTTTCAATCGTAGTCGCAATTCCATTTACATAACCATTCTCAAATGCTTCATTTGCCTTTGCATAATTCCTACGATACCCCCAGACTTCAATGCCTGCTTTCATCATACGACGGGACATTCCTTCCCCCATTCGTCCTAGACCAATTAGACCGACTTTCATACGTTTTCTCCTATACGAGTTTTAAGGGATAATCCCATTGAGTAATTTTTTGAACTTCATTCACCGGACCCCAAGAACCAGAATAATAAGTATAAGGTCTTGTATTCACTGGACAGGAATTACCCACACAAAGAAGGTCATTCACAATTCTCCAAGATTCTAATACTTCCTCTGAATGAACAAAGTGAGATTGGTCTTTGTGAATGGCATCATAGAACAATTTCACGTATCCGTCAATAGCACCTTCTGGATAGTTGTGCTTCAGAATTGCAGTTTCAATTTTATCATCAAGACCAGGTGACTTAATATCAATTTGAATATCAAAGTGAGGGTCAGGTTGAAATCTCATTACAATACGGTCATTATAAGAATGACCTTCAAATAATCTAACTGGAGGTGATTTGAGTTTGATGACAACCTCAACACAACTCACAGGAAGTTTCTTTCCCGTCATAAAGTAAAATGGAACTCCCTGCCATCTCCAGTTATCAATGTAAATGTCTCCAGCAACAAAGGTTGGAGTTTGTGTATTCAGTTCAACTCCTTTTTCATTCTTATATTCATCATATTGTCCACAGACCAGTTTAGTTCCTAGTCGTGCGGCAGAAAGAACCTTAACCTTTTCTCTGCGGATTTCTTTGGCATTATTCTTACAAGGTGCCTCCATTGCAATCAGTGCTAGAAGTTGCAACATATGATTCTGCAACATATCACGAACAGCACCAGCAGTCTCATAATACTGTGCTCGACCTTCACAACCAATTGTTTCGGTTGCAAAGATTTGAACTTCTTCGACATAATCACGATTCCATAATGGTTCAAGAAGAATATTACTAAATCGAGTTGCAAGAATATTATTGACGGTATCCTTTCCTAGATAATGGTCAATACGATAAACCTGTTTCTCTCGAAGATTATCCGAAACAATTTGCTGTAGTTCTTCTGCGGATGTCAAATCATATCCAAAAGGTTTTTCAATAATCACCCGACTTGTTTCAGGGTCATCCAAATATCCAGTGGATTTGAGACTTAATACCGCATCACCATATCGTTCAGGTGGAACTGAAAGAAAGAAGGTTACATCCTCACCAGGATTCAGTTTCTTCAAACTTTCAGCATTCGAGAGGTCACATTGAACATAATTCAAACGACGAATAAAGTCTTCTGAATAAGAACCCAAGGTTTGTAACCAAGACTCTTTTGTATGTGCCGTTCTTGATGCTCCAGTAATTACATAATCATCTGGAAGTAGTTGTTTCTTATGAAGTTCATACAGTGCAGAGATGAGTTTCCTACGACAGAGGTCACCTGTTGCACCGAAGATTATAATATTTTTCATTTAGTTACTTCTGCCCAATCCTTATTGAACTGTTCAATACCTTTTTCCGTGAGAATATTCTTATACATTGACCAAAATACAATAGGAGGAATTGTAACCACATCAGCACCGACAAGAAAAGATTGTTCTACCTGTCTTACATCACGAAGAGATGCTGCAAGAATTTGTGTGGGAATATAAGAATAGTCAAATGCCTTACGAATGTTCTTGATAAGTTCAATGCCATCCACAGAATTATCCATCCAACGACCTACGAATGGAGAAATGAATGTTGCTCCTGCTTTGGATGCTAGAATTGCCTGTGCAACTGAGAACACCAAAGTTACATTGGTTTGAATTCCTTTATCCGAAAGAAACTTACATGCTTTGAGTCCTTCAACAGTACAAGGAACCTTAATTGTAACTGCTGGTGAAATTGTATAATAGTTTTTTGCTTGAGATTGCATTTCTTCTGCAGTATCTGCAACGACTTCTGCCGAAATGCTTTTTAGTTCTGGAAATGCTGTTGAGATTTCTGTAATAACTTCTTGAAGTTGTCTACCACTTTTAAGGATTAGAGTGGGATTTGTAGTGACTCCATCTATTAATCCTGTGTCGTATGCTGAACCAATAAGTGAAACATCTGCTGTGTCTAAAAAGATCTTCATATAAGTATAAGAACTCATTAGTAATTATAAGAAGTTATTTTTGACTGTCTGCAAAATGTTATGATTTGAAGATATTAAAGATCTTGTGTAATAGACATTATGAAAAGGAAGAGTCCAAAGATTATGAAAACAGAGAGAATGAATAGCATCTTATTATCCCCAGTAGATTTGACCCAGAGTAAATGCAACAAAGATAAGAACTGTGAATCCCATTAGACCTATTCCTGCCCAGATGACCCAGTTGGGCATTGGTTCGTGTTGGGGGTTATGAGACATAAAAAAGAGGGTTGTTACACCCTCTAATTATATCAGTTATTCAGTTGTTATCAACCGATTGTAGGGGCAGTCATAAGAGCAACAGGAGTTGCATCTACTGCGGCCAAATCTAGCGGAAAATTCTCTGAACCCATAAGTTTACCATTCTTATGGAGAAGACTATATCATCAACCTTGTTAGGTTGTCGGACGCTAATGGTGTATTACATAGGACGCTTCCTAAACCACCTAGTCGTTGAACCTTCCTCAAAAGTTCGTTTGAGGCTTGGATGCTGATTGCCCTTATATTTTGGAGGGGTTCCAGCAATTCATCCGATTTTCATTCATCAATTACTTGATGAAGCCACCATTTTCATAATGGGCGTTGCGTTCATGCCGTTTTTGTTATCGTAAAGGTTCTTTATCCTTTACTTCTTACTGTCGCCAGTAAGACCAGACTATCTCTTCATCCGTTCTGGATGCTGGGCATTCGTGGGTAGATTATTGTTGGAACTCACTACCTAGTCGTTAGACCTGCCGAAGAACCTATGTCCTCTTCGGATTGGTACGGGATTGTCTACTTGAGAGTTTCCCCGTTTAACCCAGTTTGTCAAGGAATATTCCTATTCCAGGGTGACTACATTTAAGAAATCACTTCCATACCAAGATTAGCACCATTCAATAAGTCAGCCCAAGTTTTAATTACACGACCTTGAGAATCAAGAATACTCTGATTAAAATTTAGACCATTCAAATTGAAAGATGAAACGGCAATTCCCATAGCAGCACACCAAATTCCAATTACTGGCCAAGCAGCAAGGAAGAAGTGCAGTGAACGAGAGTTGTTAAATGATGCGTACTGGAAGATAAGACGACCAAAGTAACCATGTGCGGCAACGATGTTATAGGTCTCTTCTTCTTGACCGAACTTGTATCCATAGTTCTGGGATTCATTTTCGGTGGTTTCACGAACCAGTGAGGAGGTTACGAGGGAACCCACCTCTATTCCTTATTTTCATAAGGTGTGGACTATATCATCAACCTATTTTATTAGGTTGTCGGGCACTTAAACCTGTTATTAAGGGGACTAAACCCCTCAGGTAGTCTCTGAACCTTTCTTGAGTGTACTCAAGACTTGGATGCTGATTACCATATTACTAAACTTTTTTACAAGACCAATAATAAGCAGTTTTTCTTTCACCTTTTAAAAGAGGAGTAACTCTCTTGAAGTTTTTGATTGGAACTATTTTTTGTAGTTCATCCAAAACCTCACCACCAGTTTCACAATTTATTATACAAATTGTTTCAATCTTATTGAAAGAAAAAATGTACTTATCTGTAGAAGTAATAGCAACATTTTTGTTTCTATTTTTACCTCCCACTTTACCACCAATACTTCTCATTTTCATAGCATATTCAGACTTCACAGAACGAGCAGACATCTCTTTTTGATAATCAGAATTCCAAAAGTTTTTCTTGGATAATCTTAGTACTTCGTGTGTTTTATAAGCACCTTCAACTCTAAGAAGTCTCCAACCTTCACTATCAAAACCACACATCAAGTTATATGCTGCTAAATCATATACTTGACTGTATACATCGTACCTTATTTTATGTGCGAGTATGTGGTCTTCAAAAGATAGTGAAATAAGATTTTCTGGATTATCAAGACCACCATCATGTTTTGGGACAATATGGTGTTCTTCAAGATAAGTATTGGGAGGATATGTTTTTGATTTACATTCCTCAATAAAAGATAAGTAATCGTTGGTCATAAAGTTTATGTTACCAGAGTTATTTATATAAGTCAAGTAACATTTTAGTAACTTAGGTTTCCAGCAGTTCACCCGATTTTCACTTACTGATTACTCAGCAAGGGCACAGTTCCCTATGCATTGCGGAGAAAAGACTTCCTCCAAAAACACCAGCAACTCCAAGCATATGCAGAGGATTCATAAGAATATTATGCTCTGCAGAAAATACAAGCATATAATTAAAAGTACCGGAAATACCTAGAGGCATTCCATCTGAAAACGAACCTTGTCCAAAAGGATAAATTAGAAATACAGCAGTAGCAGCAATAGCAGGAGCACTATAAGCAACTGCAATCCAAGGACGCATCCCGAGTCTAAATGAGAGTTCCCACTCACGACCAAGATAGCACCAAACACCAATCAAAAAGTGAAATACCACTGCTTGATATGCCCAACCATTATAAAGTGCTTCATCAATAGAAGCAGCATCCCAAAGATTATAGAGATGCAATCCAATAGCATTTGAACTCGGTACTACGGCACCAGAGATGCCTTCCATGAAATCCATTCTTCATCTTCATAAGGTATCCAACCTTCTAAAAATGAAGCAACCATAGACCTAAGTGAATAATGAGGAAAATTAGTTTTCATTGCCCACGCTTTAGCTGTGGGTTTGGGTTTGCCAGATGTAATCCATATTTCATAGATTTCATCAGCAACAATCCAAGGTTCTATATTTTTTCCTTGTCTCCACTTAGAAACTTTCTTAGCAACTTCAGGATTCTTCATATGATTAGAATCACCCGATAATATCGGAAGATGCTTAGCAAATTGCTTAAGATATTCCTTATCTGCAGATTTAGTCCAATGATTATCTCCAATAGAATTATTCCATTTTTCAGGATTTTTTC